TGGTCTGAAGTCGCGCCTTCGTGTATCTCTCTGCAGGTACCAAATAGCCCCTTCGTCGGCATCGGGTGCATCATCGTGCTGTCGGCTTCCTCTTTCGAGTGCAAGTGTCTGCTCTATTCCGACCTGCATATCTGCAGAACCCCTTAGAGCCTCGTTGTAGAACACGCAACCTCTTTCCCATAGTGGCGAGATGGCCTCTATCCGCTGCAGTTTATCGGGTTTTTTCCGTTTGTCAGCGAGAATGGGCAACTGGTATCCGCGTAACTTTCCCTCTGTCTGGAACTCGTCGAATATGACATCCTGCATAAAGTTTGCCTCCATGAGGAAGAGTATTGCTGCCTCGTCTCTGGTTTTCTCATATAGGTTGTAGAGCCATCGGACCATGCCGCTTACTGTGTCTTGTCTGACGTAGCAATCGATGAGGTGTAGTTCGTTTCCGATTTTCCCCCACAGTCGTGACGCCTTGTAGTCGTTGCTTGTAGAAGACTTGAATGACGGATCGGTGTAACATACGAGTTCATCGTACTTGGAGAGTTTTGGCATTCGTTTAAATCGTATCCATTCGTTTCGGAATATTGTTCCGTTGGTGATGGGGTTGTGCATCATCTCCTTATTCCATGCCCTGTAGCCCATGAAATCGGCTGTTTCCATGGCTTCCTCTTTTGTCCATTTCTCATGCCATACGGGCTCTCCGTTTTTATCCACGGCGGATATTTTAGAGAGGAATACTCCTTTGGTTGCTGCTATATTGTTGAGTACTGAATTTTTGGATATAAGGTTGCCGACCATGATAAACCTGCCTCTTCCGACATCGAGTGTTCCGAACAGCGCCTCTCTGACCCATTCGGTGAGTTCTTTTACTCTTTTCTCATTTCGACAGAGCTCATCATCGTCGAGGTCGTCGATGACAATATAGTCGGGTCTTGCCTCTTTATATCTCAGTCCTCGTGGCGACTGCCCTCTACCTCGTGCGAACCATGCTACTCCTTTCTGTGTGACGAACTGTCCATCCTGCCAGTCTCCGAGGTTCTTCTGCTGTCCGAAGTCAGCGATGATACGCTGATTGCATTCAAGTTCGGCCTGAAGGTCGGAGAGTAGAGTTTTTGCACTATCTTCTGACTTGCTAACGAGGACTCCTACATTTATTAGTCTTATTGGCTGGAACATGAGCCACAGTGGTATAAAGATGTCGAAATGTGTAGACTTGGCATGTCCTCGTGGCCACATGAATACGGCCTTGAGATTAGGCGTTTCCCTGACCTTACGTGCGGCAGCATTGTGGAAAGGCGCATTATGTATGGTGCGTTGTACTTCGCCTGTGAGTTTGTCTCTGAGCTGCAGGAAATGCGGGAAGTAGTACTCGCAGAAGGCTGGATAGTCGTTAAGTAGTCGCCGTATTCGCCGTTGCTTGTCTATATCTGTTTCTTCAGCGAGTGATGATAGGCCGGTGATGCTTTGTACGTATCGACATCTCTCGATCCACTCATCTCTTGCTCTTTTTATCTCAGCTTTTGTTGCCATACTATCCGACGGTGTTAGACATTAGTTCTGTTATATATCGGTCCTGATATTTATTGATGGCTTTCTGCAGTTCTGGCGTGAGTTCCTTGTCGGTATGTGACCTATACTCCAGCCATTTAGAGAAAGCCATGAACACCTCGATGACATCGACGACGTTTGCTTTTTTGTCGAGTTTCTCGATGACGGAGGAGAGTTTTGCAAGCTTATCTCCGAGCCCAGCTATGAGTGATGGGTCTTCGGATGAGTTTACCTGCTCGATAAGTCGGTCGATGGTGAGCAACAGTTTGTTTACCAGTTCCGGTCTTGTGATATTCTTGGCAGCTCTTGCCTCCTTCCATCCCTCCTTATTTGCCCATGCTGACACTGTAACAGCAGAAACGCCGACCTTTTCGGCTATTTCTTTCTGTTCCATGCCAGAGAGGTAGAGAGCTCTTGCGAGCGTTTTTTTGTTCTCAAGTTCTTTTTTCTTCATATTTATGTGTCACTGCGTTATTTTTGACTGCAAAATAAGTGAAATAAACGCTTAACACAAAATAAGTGTGCAATGGTTTCATAGAAGTGTGCAATGGTTTCACACTTTTTTGGAGGTTCTGTTTTCTTTTTGTTTCTTTGCATCGAAAAAAGTGATTGATATGTCAAAAAGGATTAGAATTTCGAACGAAAGGCTGAATAGCTACGGCTTCCGTGTTTTAACATCGGGCATTGAGATAGCGCAGTACGAGCGCAACCCTGTTTTGCTTTATATGCATCAACGCGGCAATGTTATAGGTTATGTTCGCGAGCTAAAGGTTGAGAATGATGAGATTACGGGTGAGCTTGTGTTTGATGAAGCGACGGATCTGTCGAGGACGTGTAAGAAGCAGTTTGAGTTCGGCTCTCTGCGGATGGTAAGTCCTGCTCTAGAGGTTCTGGAGCTGAGTGAGGACGGAGTGGACGTGGTGGAGGGCCAGACGCGTGCGACGATAAAAAGGAGCAAGCTAGTAGAGGTGTCGCTTGTTGATATCGGCGCCAATGATGACGCGATAGTGCTTCACCGTAACGGAAAGAAGATAGAGTTAGGCAATGGAGGCGAGATATTGCTTCCTATGTTGAATTTAATAAAAGACAAAGAAATGGACGTAAAGGAACTTGCCCAGTTGCTGGGCTTGCCGGAGGATGCAGATGCGTCTGCAGTGAAGGCGAAGATCAAGGATCTCTTGGAGACCGCTTCTGAGAAGAAAGGCGAAGAGAAACTGATGAAGGAGATGGCGGTGCTGAAGAAGCAGAACGAGGAGATGACATTGAGTGCGATTACATCCTCCGTTGATGCTGCCATTAGTGAGAGGAAGATTCAGGAGGGCCAGAAAGAAGAATTTGTTGCTCTTGGCAAGAAAATTGGCAACGCCGACCTGCGTAAGCTTTTTGACGGCATGCAGCCTGCGTTAAAGCTGAGTTCGCTTGTAGGTCGTCAAGGCGGTGCTGCGCAATGTGGCGAGTATACAAAACTGAGCGATGTCCCCTCGGACAAACTTATGGAGCTGCGCGAGAAGGAACCGGAGCGATATAAGAAGCTGTATCGTGAGGAATATGGCATTGAGTGTGAGTTTTAACGATACGAGAAAATCATTATAAAGTTTTAAAAACAGAAAGATTATGGCAGGAGTATTGACAGAGGTGTGGACAGGCGAATTGGTAAAGAGTCTGCGCCGCGGAATGGAGGCGACATGGCTTGACGGTGTGCCTGACGCCTCATCGATTGTAAACAACGATGTGATTCATCTGGTGGACGTGGGCGTTGATCCAGACGTATTGATCAACAACACGACCTATCCTATCGAGACTCAGGACTTGGGTGACGGCGATATTGCTATTTCTCTGGATAAATTCCAGACGAAGGTGACTCCGGTGACTGATGATGAGCTTTACGCTCTCTCGTACGACAAGATGGGCAGAGTGAAGGAGAGTCATGCGAACGCTATCAACGACTCGAAGTTCACTAAGGCGGCTCATGCTCTGTGTGCGTCGAAGAATACTGATACGACGCCTGTGCTGAGCACGAGTGGTGACGCTGACGCTAGCACCGGTCGCAAGAAGATGACGGTGAGCGATGTTGTTCGTATGAAGGCAGCTCTGGATGGTTTGAAAGTTCCCTCACAGGGTCGCCGTCTGGTGCTTTGCCCTGATCACGTGAACGATCTTCTGGAGACGGCGCAGAGTTTCCGTGAGCAGTATAACATTAACCGCGCGGACGGCACAGTGGGCCGCCTGTATGGTTTTGATATATACGAGTATGCAAACACGCCTCTTTATACGACATCAGGCGAGAAAAAGGCGGTTGGCTCTACGGCAGACGCCGGCGAGTTCCAGTGCTCGTTTGCCTTCTATGTTCCGAGGGTATTCAAGGCGACTGGTACGACAAAGATGTATTACAGTGCGGCAGAGACTGACCCCGAGTATCAGAGGAACAAGATCAACTTCCGTCACTACTTTGTGTGCATGCCCAAGAAAGAGGATGCAGGCGTAGTGATGATGAGTGGTTACAGTGAGTAATAGTTAAGCGATTGGTTATGGTGTCGAGCGAGGAGCTTTGGTCTATGATCCGTAAGTTTGAGGGTCTGCGTCTGTCTGCGTACAAGTGTAGCAGTGGTGTGTGGACTATCGGATACGGTCATACTGCTGGTGTGAAGCGAGGCGACAGGATAACGAAAGGCGCTGCGGAGCGGCTGCTGTGTGAAGACATTGCTGCTGCGGAGCGTGATGCTAGCCGCATAGGTTTATATCTTGACACTCAGGGTAAATGGGACGCCATTGTGGATTTTGTATTTAATCTGGGATGGAAGAAATTTTCTCGCTCGACACTATACCGATATATCACTTCGAGGCGCAGCGACGCGGACATAACGGCTCAGCTGAAACGCTGGGTGTATAGTGATGGGAAGGTTTCCCGAGGCCTGGTTAAGCGCAGGGCGTGGGAGGCTACCCGTTGGACCGAAAAAGACTGAGGGTTATGGACGGTAGCGGACTGATAGAACTATTGCTTGGCGGTGGCCTGGCGGCAAGCCTG